CACTACACTACAGGAATTGTTAAATATAAAAGGTATTGGTAAGGCAAAGGGCGAACAATATGGCACAGATATTATTAATATATGTACTATGGATAGAAAACCTGAAGATAATCAGAAAGATAATCAGGTAACAAAACCGGATATCCTAATGAAGCCTAAAAGCAAACCGATTCGTAAATCGGGGTTATTGGAATGTTTGAGGCTCTCTCTATAAAAATTGATTTAATTGTAGAATATTAAATATATATAGATAGATAGTAACGACATGAATACCGCAAAAATGATCACTTCTGTGGCCGGATGGATAAACTCTTACGCAGGTAATAATAATACCGGGACAATATATGAAATTAGTGTAGGTCTATCCATTCTATTGGGCGCAGGATTTGCTACACCGGATGAACTACCTGATGAATACAAAGATATTAAACCTTATAAAGCATATAACGGGCTTATAGGAATAATTAATGTTACCCAGTTAGATTCGGTAGGTGGTACCGGAGATATTGGTATTTTAAGTAATGATAATATTCTTCGGTACTATTCAATAACGAAATGGACCAGGAAAATATCTAAATGTATTTGTAATCCTACTGGTAAAAAATATGGATTAGAGAGAAAAGATGCCTTGGTACTGCGTAACGAGCATGCATTTAATATGGCATTGGATTACCGAAAAGAGAACTATGGGCAGGATCCTAATAAAAAATGGAAACGTAGGCCAAAATGTCCTGGTGCAAAGTTTATGTGTGAATATATGGCTTCAGAGGGCTCAATTAGTTTTAATTCACTAGATATCGAAACAAGAAAACAGTTTTTAATAGAACTACTAGACCTAAATCCTAATCTTACTCCTAATACAGAGGGAATAGTTTATTGGAACCATCGCACAAAACAGATAGAAAAAATGTTTAAATGGAAATTAATTATCGATTTAGAGAAGTATTTGGATACGTATAGTGATGGTATTTATATTTATCATGGGACTAAAACGGACTACCTTCTTAAAACTCAATGCAAGTACAATAATGGAATTATCGAAGGCATGCCTTCTAAGGTTCCAGAAGAAGAATGGAAGCCGCGCAAATCCACCTCCTATCTCTCCTCTTGGAACTGTGTAGCAAATAAATTAGATAAAATATTTGAACTAACCGAAGTTAAACTAACTGAATAAAGACTCATTGTTTATTAAGAACCTAGCACTTCTCTCTATCATTTGTACATTCACCGCATTTCCAAATTGTTTATACGCAATCTTGTCTGTGCTATGAATAATATAATTTTCTGGAAAAGATTGCAATCGTGCACATTCTCTTGGTGTTATTTGTCTTGACTTCGGACCATATATAGGAATCATGCTAGCCATTGCAACCAACGTTGGGGAATAATTAATATCTTTCATTCTTACTCCTGAACCTCTTGGGCTCCATAATACTTGTGACATCGTTAACTTATTTTTGCCAGTTTGCCATTCCATTTTTCTAACGGCACCTAGCCATAATGGTTGATTTCTGGATTTATGCAGCCAAGGATCTAATATTTCTTTATTTACTTGATAAAAGGTCCTATTTTTATCAATCCAGTTCTTGTATTTTTTGTAAAATTCAATCTGCGCCTGCAAGATACTGCTTTTATTTTCTTCATCCGTTAATTTTTTATTATATTTTGTAACGGAGGTATTATTCCCATCGCTATCCCACCAATCGGTCCATATAGGAAATTTTGGTATAACTATATGATTGGTATTAAGAATAATTAGAAACTCATTCCAAACCTCTTGAGTTACTTTCATTTTACCAGTAATATTATATTTTGGGTCACATTCGTCTTCCATGATAGATTCTAAGGAGGTGACTTTACTATTTTGTTTTGATATAGAGGGCAATTTGGGCAATGGTCCTAAATCTTTGCGTTTACAAAGAATAACCACTCGTTCTCTTGATTGTGGTACCCCAAAATATAAGGTATTTAGAATCACCGGTTTTTCATAAGTATCATAATCTAATTCATCTAGGCTAGATTTAATAACCTTCCAGGTATCTCCTTTATTGTGGGAGGATAGATTTCTAACATTCTCAAGAATAATATATTTAGGACGGTGATATTTTACTATTTCACATATATTAAAGAATATATTTCCCCTATTATCACCAAATCCATTTTGTTGTCCGGCTTTTGAAAATGGCTGACATGGAAACCCCGCGCATAAAACATCAAAACTAGGAATTGTTTTAATGTCTATTTTGGTTAAATCCCCTTTAGGCTTAATCTTATAATTTAATTCATAATTGTTCCTACACTCTTTATCTATATCGCTTGCTAAGACACACTTCATCCCCATATTACTTAATGCTTGATGAAACCCTCCTATTCCACTGCATAAATCGATAAATGTCTTGGGTAGATCCATGTTAACGTTAGACGACATGATTGTATATTGTTACATCGTTTATATATTTTTAAAATCAATTTTAAAAAGTAATATATCTACTTTAATCGTTTGTGCTTGGAGTTTCTTCGTTTAGAGTTTCTTCGTTTAGAGTTTCTTCGTTTAGAGTTTCTTCGTTTAGAGTTTCTTTTGGGTTTTCTTTTGGATTTTCTTGTGCCTCGTCCCTCTCCCTTGTTTGAAGCATCTAGAGAACCCCTTACTGTGTTAGTAAAAGGTATAATGGGAACCCAAATAATTTCCAAAGCATCTCTTACAAATACTTTTAAATACCCATATATTGAATCGCAAGAATGCAATTCATAACTTATACTAGTTGAATCGGATGCAGAGAGGGAGTTTGATACGAACTTATGTTTATATATTTCATTGCTTGGAGCACAGATGTCGAGTTCTGCTCCACCAGTTCCAACTATATGCTGTTCTATATAAAGGGGTGCTTTTTTGTGTCGATTTATAGTGAGGACACCTTTTTGATATAGATGCATATCCGCACAAAAGTAATATTTTCTTGCGTCCGGAAAATATTCATATAAATCACATATGAAATCAATCCCTTCTTCTAATAATGTAGACGACTTAATTTTGCCTTTTTTAAGTTTAGAACCAAGTATAGGGTCATGTCCAGTAAGAATTATATTATTAATATTATGTGCTTGCGAAGATATCACTCGGAGTATTTTATAATACTCTATTTTTTTTAGATTTAAATACATATCCACAAATAATTTAGGATCAGGTGTAGGAGAACCTCCTACGAGAGATACCGGTAATATTTCATCCGTGCATTTTATAAATCTATTTTTATTCGAGGTAAATAGTGGAGTATTTAAAAATACAATCAGGGTATTATTAACTATTTTTATTATATCTTTATATACAAATTTAGGTTGACGATCATCCATATATTTTTTCTGCTCTGTCGTGACTATGCAACTGTTGGTTGGTATAAGGGCTAACTCTCTAATCTCTTCTACATCATGATTACCCATTAAAACATGTACCGTGTTAGCTTTACTGGTAAGTTTATTTAAACATTCAAATCCAGATGTAAAATTTTCCCTATTATATATTCTTATTTTAGATGTTTTATCTTTTTCGGTTTTATCTTTTTTGGTTTTATCTTTTTTGGGTTTATCGGGGTAGTAATTATCTCCTGCTATTATATAAAAGTCAGGGTTTTCATTTTTTAAACTATTAAAGACCATAGACATTCCGTTTTGTAGTTGATTATTATTACAGAAGCCTTTATTCCAACATCCAAAGAAAATAAATTCCGGGTTCATATAAAATTGAACAATATTTTATTTATTTTAGAATATTAAATGACTTTAAAATCCGCAATCGCTAATATTAGTAAAGAGGACTATCAGTATATATCAGCCGATACACTGAAAATGTTCAATACGCACTATACTATACCTGACTTAGTACATATAGTGACGCATTTTAATATTACATTAACATGTATATTAACAACCCAAAAGTTAACCGCTGACTTTTGTAAAGAGTATATTCTTAGAGAAGATGAGTTATATTGTCAAACGGAAGGAGATGAATATCTAACCGTAGACGATGTTGTGCAATGGCAACCACATATTAAGAGGGAAGCATTTGATGATTTTGATGAAGATTAGGAGTATAGATATTTTCCTGGATCGTAGGTTATTATCAATTGTAAAATTATTTAATATCTTTATATATATATATATGCCTACAAGATATAGACCGAGATCTAGATCTAGATCTAGATGTAGAACTTGTACTCAATGTTCAATGCATAACGCACCAGAGAATTGTCATTTTATTTCACCTATACGATCGTTAGACAAAAATTCCTTGCTTGAACAAAGATTAAGACGTGAACACACAGAATATAAAACATTAGAAGAAGAAGTAGAATCGTTAAAACCATTTTGCGATTCTGGTACAAGTAAGAGTAAGTGTCAAACAATAATAAATAAGTTGATCCGTATATCCAACTTGAGGAATCGCTGGATGATTCAATATTTAGATCCAAAATGTTATTCTTGTGATAGAAACCAACGTAATCATAAAGGCAAAATTTTAAGCATAAATAGGGAAATAGAAAACTTAGAAGATATGTTAGAATATCTTCCTGACACGCCGCCAACACAACCCAAACCTACCAAAAGAAAAAAACTCACACCTAAAAATCCTAGTCTCTATAACAGTATATACGAAGGAATATATATGTCGGATTCAGACTCGTCCCCCGAAACGACCCCTACGCCGAACACGCCACCAGAATCCAAGGCCAAGGGAAAAACCAAGACCAAGAAAAAGAGACAATCCAAGACCAAGAAAAAGAGACAATCCAAGACCAAGAAAAAGAGATAATCCACTTAAACCCTAAACCGATATGTTCGTCGTTTAGATTGGTGGACACTATATTTACGTGTTTTAGATTTTCTTTTGTTAGATTTTCTTTTGCTAGATTTTCTTGGTTTAGATTTTCTTTTTTTAGATTTTCTTGGTTTAGATTTTCTTTTGTTAGATTTTCTTTTTTTAGATTTTCTTGGTTTAGATTTTCTTTTTCGTGTACGATATTTATGTGTTTTAGATTTTACGCGGTTTATGCCACTAGCTTTGCCTTCTATATACCATTTAATATTTCGGGTTTTACCCGTCGTATTATTTGTTTGTGTCATGTCTTTAAAATTAATATCATAGTGCCCAAAATCACTCTCTAACCAAACGCCTCCAGTTGGATCATCACTATATGCTGTATTTATGGTTTCATTATCGTCCCATTCAAAATTACTCCATCCGGTACCAGTTTCATATTGCCATTGATAATAATCTCCGGTATCTTCGCTGCCGTCTTCGCTTCCGTATTCGCTTCCGTATTCG